CAATAATCTGATTATCAAGCAACATTGAGCCGAGGACTGCTCTTTCGGTTTCTATGTTATATGGCGGTGTTCGTTCAAGCATAAACCCTCAAGTGATAAGTATTTTTATTGTGTAATCTAGCATTTTATATACTGATATTAAATTCACCCACAAAAAGCCCTACGGGTATATTATATGTTATGTACTACCTATTTGCCTCAAAGAATGCCTCTGCAAATCCCTGAGAACACAACGACCGAAAAGACATATCATCTTCAACAGTAAAGCAGTCGAACTCCCGAATATGCCTTTTCGCATTCTTATGCAAAAAGGCCATGCTCGGCTTCGATCTTCCCGGCCTTATATACAACGCAGGGTTCTTTGGAACATCCTGCCATTTGTGATATTTCGGAACTGGTCTGTTGAACTGGCCCCATAATGCCGTTCTTTTTGTCCACGGGCTTCCGAACATCCACGGTTCGTATGTCATCATTGGTTTCCCCAAAAAATCTTTTAATTTGCCAAACGTTGGTTTACACTCTTTGATTATCCGCAGGCATTCATTCACCAGAAACATACCCTTTTCATAATTTCCTTTCTTGTGGAATCCTTTCGCCACGCTGAACTCAGTGCATACAGGGTTTGCTATCACGCCATGCACATTTTCAGGTGGGTGGTAATTCTCCACGCCTATACTTCTGCCAATCAACCTCACATCATACCCTGCATCTTGATACGGCTTAGAATCCGACCCTATGTCAGCACACAAATGAAGAATAATTTTATTCAACTAATCCCCCGTACATAACCAGCCAATCCAGCGGACTGCCGCCGCTGATTTCTGCGTTGGGCTACGCTATAACCCGAAACACCAAGCCAACGTTTTCAGAATAATAAGAATATTTTTCCGGTGTCCAGCGTCGCAGCGTTGTAAATAGGTTAAGGTCAGTAGTGTAGTCCTCATGCTCTTTTAAAAATATCAGCATTAAATATTTTCCACGCTTCGGAAGCTCGTAAGTTCCGTTGTCGGTATCGTAATCAAGAAAATTTTTAGATAAGTCTTCCAGATTTACCGGAATAACTTGTAGAAGAACAGCCGTTTCAATAACATCATTATGGCTGTTTAAAATCTTTTGGTATTTATGCGAAAACTTTATTTGTGGCATGTTACCTCACTTTCTTTATCAAAGGCGCCCAACAAGGCGCTAGAGCCAAAAAGCGGCTCAGCTTTTCGTTATGTGTGAATATTAAAACACCTTACTATTTCCGGTGTCCATCTAGCCGGTTTATGGTCTGGAAGAGGGAAAGAATCAATGCACTCAATCCGTAAAATCACATCCCTCAATGTTTTCTTTGCCCACTTCTTTGCCGTAAAATCATTAGGCCAGAACCTTACTGGCGGTAAAATCCCTCCTGTAATTTTATATCGTTCAAGTTTTTTTGTGGTTGTCACGTGATAGCCAATCATATAATCTCCAAAAATATTAAAAATCACTTAACAAGTCCATGCAGCCGGAGCGCAGCGATCGGCTGAGTTTTTCGTTATGGACAATACACACACCCATCTTTGGTTAAGTCACCCTTCACCACAATTCGCTTTCCGCACTTAGGGCAATTAACAGGCTCAAAATAGTTTTGTTTGGGTGCACTCGGCGGCGCATATTTCTTGCCGTTAGCTTCCCACGTTCTTATTACAGCTTTCCAGTCTTTTATCTTTTGGCCGCCTTTTAACTTCCAACCCCTTGCTTCTTGGTAATCAATAAAATATTGTGGTTTGATATTATTTTTTCTCTCTTGGCAATAAAGAGTGATTTCTTCTAAAGAAGGTTTTTTGAATTTTTTTACTATACTATTATTTAGTTTAGTATAGTTTAGTTTAGTTTGTGTATTATCGTCAGAAGTTATTATGTTTTGCTCGTAAGTTATACCATTTTGTTGGTAAGAAACTAAAATATCGTCTATTTTGATTATAGGATTTTTCCTATTTTTGTAGGCATGGGCGATACTGTCCAGAAAATCTTGTGAGGCAATAACCATGTTATTTTTCCATAATTCCTTGTGAATTTTTCCTGTTGTTGCCATCATATTAAGCATATCTAACCCAGATTCTTCGTCACAATGAGTTTTTGTAAAGAAAAAAAGCCTATCAGCTTCGTCTTTAATGCAAAAATGGTGGTCTGGTGTTGTGCACAGAAAACGCATTACGTTACAGAAAAATCCAGTTCCCTTACTTTGGTATTTACCCTCTAAAACAAACAACGTCTTTCCGTCTTTGACGTAAAAAGGGAAATAATCAACATCGTGTCGTTCTGGTCTAGCCATATATCAATCCTTTATCACCCCTTTATTGTATTAATAATTTTTTTTAATTCGTTATACATTTGACGAAGATAATCATCTCTTGTAATTCCACGATCAACAAACCACTGCTTGCTTTGGGTTTCTCTTTCATGTAGATATTCAAGCCAGTTATTTTTAGCAAGCCAAGCAACGATTTTTTGTTCGCCGGCTTTTGTGTGTAAGTATCTATGACACTTGGCGCAAGAAGGAAACCCGTTCTGCCAAGCGTGTCTAGTGAGTAAATTATTTCTTTTGATATAGTGATGAGTTTCTAGTGTGGTTTGTAGCCCAGACGTGCCGCACACAAAACATCTATTGCGGTGGATTATTCTACACGCCTTTCGCCACATGGATTGTAGGTTACTATCTGATAACCCTTTTTTCATTCTTTATTTGCTTTCCGACTATCACACCGCTTCGTGTTAAATTTCAAATCAGCGCATAGTTCGTGTTTATATACACAACTTCTTCGATAATGCAAGCATTGTTTTTGTTCTTCAATGTTTTCGGCGGTGCAGATACCGTTGACGTTCATGTTTTTCATAGGTTCACCAAAAATGAACAATGCGTCCCTGCGTGATTTTAAGGGGATTTGGCACGTGCTTGGAAACTCCTTGAGAATCCTCTGCCCCACCTATGTCATTTTTTGCCACCACAGCAAAGCAACTAGGCGATGTATTCCCTTGCAAGGTAGGGTTGCTGGTTAGGCATCTTTTACCTTCACGCATTGTTTGTCTTGTCTTATACACCACTAATTAGTAAAAGTCAAGAAAAAAGATTTGGGGTAAATAAAAAAGTTCTTGACAGGCGCATGCCGTTTATGTATAATGCTTCCAAAATAAGAGAGGTAATTATGAAAAGCATAAGCCGAGAAGATTATGGATATTATGAAGCACCGCCGGATTATGAAGAAATGGCTGAAGAACGTGAGCGCAGAGAAGCCCACGATGAGGACGAAGCAGACGAAAAAAGATTAAGGGAAGGAGAAAAATAAATGCACTTTCAGATAGACGAAAAAAGATTTATAGAAAAGACGGAAAGCCCAAAGGGTTTTGTTTCGCTTGTTGAGTGTTGGAAAGACAAAGACGGTAACTACAAACCTAATTGGGTAACAAAAAAGATTTACGGACAAGACAAGGTTGTTCCTGCTTCAATAGGATTGGGGAGCGACAAGGCCACGATTGCGGCATTTGGTAAGTGGTTAGCAAGTGACATGGAAACAGAAACACCCAAAGACGACATTCCTTTTTAGGAGGACATTATGAAATTTAAAATCTTTCAAGACCCAAATGGTATTTTTATGGCGTTTGACGATAACGGGAAATATATAGCGTCTGCGCTGAAAGAACAAGACATGCCTCAAGCTATTCGTGCTAGACTAAGAGGCAATCTTTTTATTTCCGAAATCGAAGTAGACGCAGAGGAGAAGAAAAATGGCTGAACAAAAAGAAGCAAATGCGATTGTTGAAATGACTGCCGAAAAGATTGCTACTGTAACCGGCTTTACACCGGCGGAAATTGCGATTGTTGACACAACTTTTTAGAGAGGTGATTTATGCTTGTAAGTTTTGATAAAACGGATAGGGTTAGTTTAAGTATCCATGATTTTTCTGAAAAGGAAATGAGATTATTGGAAGATAGATTTGATGTGTTAAGAAGTCCTGATAAAATGGATTGGTTAACAATCAAATTAATAAACCAAATAGAATTAACATTTTTTAGAAATATTATGGAGGCGGAAAATGGCTGAACAAAAAGAAGTAGTGATGAGAGAGTCAACGCCGCTAACCCTTTTGAATATTGCGATTGAAAAGGGTGCGGACATTGAGAAGCTAGAAAAATTAATGAACCTTCACTTAACGTGGGAAAAAGAACAGGCAAAAAAGGCATATTGGGAGGCCATGACCGCCTTTAAGGCAAACCCACCGGAAATTGATAAAGACAAGAAGGTAAGTTATAAAACAACGGCAGGGACGACAGCATATAACCATGCCTCACTTGGAAACGTAACTGAAAAAATTAACACGGAATTAAGCAAACATGGTCTCTCAGCAAGTTGGATTACTACACAAGAGGCGGATAAAGTATCTGTAACTTGCCGGATAGCTCATATCAACGGACACTTTGAGGAAACAAGCCTAACCGCCGCGCCTGATAATTCCGGCGGCAAGAACAACATACAGGCACTCGGTTCAACTATTACTTATCTTGAACGCTATACAATTCTTGCGCTTACAGGTCTTGCCACTTATGAGGATGACGATGGAAAGGGAAGCGAAGCCGTGTATATTGGCGATAAGCAGAAAAGCACAATCGTTGACATGATTAATGCGAAAGAAATTGACGAGGCCAAATTCCTTAAATACATGGTTGTTGAATCGGTGGACAAAATTTTGGCTGCTGATTACGAAAAAGCTATGGCGTCTTTACGAGCAGCAAAAGGGAGGATTAAATAATGACAGATAAAAAAATGATTGATACAGCTTTAGCAGAATACAAGATAACCGATGCAGCGATAGCCAAAATCAAGGCTGATTATATGTCTTTGGTTGTTAAAAATCCGCAAGATGTCGAGGGCTATGAGCAAGTACATCGGGCAAGAATGGATGTAAAAAACCGCCGTGTAGATATTGAAAAAACGCGGAAAAAACTAAAGCAAGATGCGCTTGATTACGGAAGGGCTGTTGATGCCGAAGCTAAAAGAATAACCGGGCTTCTTGAACCTGTCGAAAACTATTTGCAAGAGCAAGAAGATATTGTTGTAAAAGAAAAAGAGCGTATCAAAAAAGAAGAGGAAGAAAAAGAAAAACAAAGAATCCAGCAGCGAATAGACCGCTTGTTTGGAATGGGAATTACGTTTAACAGCGTTAATTATTTACTTCCATTTGCGCCCAGTTTCAGTGTTCCAAGTGCGATTATAAACACTTGCCCAGATGAACAGTTTAAAGAAATTGTCGGTAAGTTTCAATCCTTGATAGATACAGAAAAGAAAAGACTTGCCGAAGAAGAAGCAAAGAAAAAAGAAGAAGAAGAAAAACTAGCGGCGCAAAGGGCAGAACAGGAAAAAGAAGCGCAAAGACTTGCCGCACTTGCGGAAGAGCAGCGGATAAAAGAAGAAAAGCTAAAAGCCGAGCAAGACGCGATTATAAAAGAAAAAGAGCGTATTCAGCATGAGAAAGATATAGAGCTGGCAAAAAAAGAAGCGGCGGAAAGAGCGTTGAAAGAAGCCGAAGAAAAAGCAAAAAGAGAACAGGAAGAAAAGACTCGACAAGAAGCAGCTAGAATAGCCGAAGAACAGCGGCAAGAAGCATTAAAGCCGGATAAAGAAAAAGCAGGTTTATACTTCAAGTCAATCATTCAGCATTTACAAAAGAGTTGTCCCGCTATTAAGGATAAGGCAATTAATAAAATAATTGCTGATCTTGAAGCTGTAATCGAAAAAACGGTTGACGAGTCAATGACTAAACTGGAGAAAATCTAATGCCTATTATTATTGACACGTTTGAGCAATACTCGCCGGAATGGTATACTGCTTGCGCGGGTAATGTAGGCGCAAGCAGTATTGACAAAATTCTAACCTCAACGGGCGCAAGATCAAAACAGCGTGAAGAGTTCCTTTTACAGCTTGCTGGTGAAAAGATAACGGGCAAGCAAGAAGAAACATTCCAAAGCACCGCCATGAAAAATGGGAAGGATAGGGAAGCCGGAGCAAGAGCCTTATTTGAAATGCTACATAATGTAGAAGTTAAGCAATGCGCTCTTGTCTATAAAAATGAGTGGAAGCTGTGCCATTGTTCACCGGATGGATTAATAGGTGACGACAGGGGCATTGAAATTAAAAACCCGATGATGAAAACTCATATCAAATATCTATTAAATAATACTTTACCAACAGAATATCTTTTGCAGATACAAATGAGCCTTTATGTCACGGAGAGGGAAACATGGTTTTTTATGTCCGCTTATGACGGCTTACCGCCATTAATAATTGAGGTTCAGCGCAACGAAAAACTAATAGAAATAATTGATAAAGAGATTAACGAATTTAACCAAGAGTTATTGACATTGGTTGAGAAAATTAAGGCGAAGGGATAATATGTCAACTTCAAAATATAAAGTAGAATATGAAACAAAAGACGGGTGGATTATCAGCTCGACACATTGTAATTTGCAATATGCTGAAATTCAAAAAGAGTTATTGACAAAGAAGCATAAAAAAGTTAGAATAACTTATAGAGGAAAAGAGGTATAAAAATGGAAGAAAGAAAAATTATGAACACAAGGCAGGCGGCGGAATTCTTAACAGTGAGTCCAGGAACATTACAAAATTGGAGGTCGAAAAAGTATGGACTTCCCTATCATAAATTAGGTGGGCGTGTAATTTATTTTACTGACGAACTTGAAAAGTATGCTAGAACAAGTTCAACTTCTTTTACAGGCAAAAGTGCAGGAACGAATAAAAAATGATATTCTTATGCCAAGTCAAAAACAATAAAGTCGTCTTAGACCATCCGTCTAAGTTCGCTGAATTTGCGAAGTCGCTTAATGGAAAGTTTTGTGAGTTAATATTAAGAAAACGTAAATCAAAAAGAAGCCCTGACGCGAATAACTACTACTGGGGTGTAGTAATTCAACGATTAGCCGAATATCTGGGCTATAACACAGCGGAGCAGAAAGAACAGCTACACCATGCCTTAAAAGAGAAGTTTGCTAGCGTTAAAGATGATAATGGTTTGGTTATGATGGAAAGCACGGCAAAAATGTCCACTGAACGATTTCAAAAATATTTAGCGGACATTAGACAGTGGGCGGCGGAGTTCTTAAATTATCGCTTGCCTGAACCAAATGAAATTGAGGAAGCCTAACGATTAAGTAACCGGCGAGCGTAGCGAGTCCGAGTTGACTTGCTTGTTAGCCGCAACACTGGAGATTACGAAATGCAACTTGGAACACAGATTAAATTCACTGATGGCCGTGAGGCGACCGTTGTTTACAATAGCCTGATCGGAGTTGGCGTTAGGTGGGGATTGCATGACCCACGGCCAGAAGACTTTGAAAATACAGATGGCAACACCGTTCAAGATGGTGCGCCGGATGATTGGGAGTGGGAGCCGGAAGCGCTACTCCGTGACCCCTGGCCGAATTGTGAACGTACAGGGTTCACCGAAGAGCAATGCGTAGGGACAGATTACGAAGTAACAAGGGTTGGATTGGGCGGCTAACAGAGTAATAGACGGAAAATATCGCACAATGAATGTTTGGAAAGAAAAGAGTGCGAAGATTATGAACCAATTACCGAAAGACGCGGAAACAAGGCAGAGCGTGAGCATCTGAAACGCTGTATCGAAATCAGTAATAAAAACAATTTTATGGATGAATAATGGGCAGACCTGTCGGCGCAAGAACAGCAAAAGA